AGGCCAGTCCTTCACCAGCAGTTTCTTTGGTCTTAGCTATTTCAGCTAATTCAGCTAGCTTCTCATCATCAACAGGTAACTCTTGTTCAATTTCTAAGTTCTGTTGTTTAGCAAAAGATTTAAGTAAATGTGTTAAAGAGTATACAGTATATAGTTCATGCTCTACAGGTGATAGAGATGCGTCTTTACCCTTAAGTTTACCAGTAATAATATTATTAAACTTCTCAGTTAACTCACCTATCTTATTATAATCATCATAAAATTCAGAAATGTATCTATAGTATACATTTTGTAAACCAGGAATAAAAGCAGGAGACACCTCTATATCTTTAATGACCTTACTAAAGTCATATGTAACTATTTTACGCATAGATTGTTTGTTGTCTTCCATAATAATTATATTTAATAAACAAATATACAATAATATATGAAAAAATTAGAAATAGATATTAATAATTTAAGAGAAAGAATAAATAATGCATTGGAGGAATCAGGTTGGACACCTGCATTAGCTCCCTTTATAAATGGATTAAGCTTTGATATAATACTAAACAGTTTAGTTACCATGTATAAGAATGGTAAAAGATTTACACCAAAGTTTAAAGATATATTTAATGCATTTAAAGAGTGTCCATATAAAGAAATTAAAGTTATTGTTATTGGTCAGGATCCATATCCACAACTAGGATCAGCTGACGGAATAGCTTTTAGTTGCTCAAAGAAAGGTAAAGCAGAAAAATCTCTGCAGTATATACTAAAAGCATTAAATGATGAAGAAGGAGATGTTGACTTAAGACGTTGGTCTAACCAAGGTGTATTGTTACTTAATACAGCATTCACATGTGAAATCAATTCAATAGGTTCACATATAAACTTATGGAAACCATTTGCTGTATATTTATTTGAGTTATTAAACAGACATCATAAAGATATACCTGTCATCATGATGGGTAAGAAAGCAGAAGACTGGCAAGTATACCTATCAAACCAAAAATTATATAAAGTAACACACCCGGCTTCAGCTGCATATAGAGGAGGACAATGGGATTGTAAAGATGTGTTTAATCAAGTAAATATAGAGCTTGAAAAGCAAGGAAAGGCTTGTATAAAATGGTAAAATTACTTATATTTATAACCTCAAAAAACCAATAAAATATGTGGGATTTATTCCAAGTGATGTTAAAAAAAAACGTCACACCTAATCAAGTGCTTCTTATGTTTGGTATCAAGAATGGTGTAACTACACCTCCAAAGGATACTAGACTATCAGATAAAAACCATCTGGTTTCAATAGGATTTCTACAACATAAAAATGGTGTGTACCTTATGACTGCAGAAGCTAAAGCATTCTGTGTTAGACTTGATAATTACTTTATTAAAGCAAAAAAGAAAACAGATATAGAACTTATGGGTAAGAACTTTGTAGATAAGATTAACAAATACAGAGAGATATTCCCAGCTAAGAAATTACCAAGCGGTAAACCAGCAAGAAATAATGTAAAAGCATTAGGAGAAGCTTTCAGGTGGTTATTCCAAACTTATGAGTACACCTGGGATGAGGTACTTAAGGCTACTAGAATGTATGTAAATGAGTACAGAGATGCAGAATACTTATATATGCAAACAAGTCAGTACTTTATCTGTAAACAGGATAAACATAGAGTAAAGCACTCTACGCTGGCTGATTACTGTGATATGATTAGAGAAGGTGTTAACACTGAAGGTGATCATTTTAAAGAAAATGTAGTATGAAAACAAAAGAATCTTGGGTTGGACAATATGCTGCCTTTAATGAGGCACTTAAATATATGTATGCCAGATCAACTGGTGAAGAGAAGTCAATATATACTCCGTGGCCTAAGTTTAATGACGCAGCTACTGACGGTATAGAATGGAATACATTGACTGTAATTGGTGGTAGGCCTGGTTCAGGTAAAACACTAATCAAAGATCAAATAATAAGAGAATCATTTGCTTTAAATCCAAATGATAAATTTAGAGTGCTGGAGTTTCAGTTTGAGATGGTAGGTAGAACCTCAGCCATCAGAGAATTTAGCTCTATAACTGGTAAGACATATAAAGAATTATGTAGTGCTGGTTCAACACTAAATACTGATACTCTTAATCAGTGTCATCAATATGCTAAGGAGAGAGTTAAACATCCTGTAGATATAATTAGTACACCTATGACTGTTAACCAAATGCGTGAACAAATAGATGCATATATGAATCTACATAAAGGTATAAACACAATGATTACACTTGATCATACAATGTTAGTTAAGAGAGCACCATACCAAAACAGTACATTAGACATGTTGTTTGAGTTAGGTGAGTTCTTTACACAATGTAAAAGAGATTATCCTTGTTTGTTTCTAGCCTTGTCTCAACTTAATAGAAACATAGATAATCCAGATAGAGCTATAGATGGTAAGTATGGTAACTATATACTTGAATCAGATATATTTGGTTCAGATGCAATGCTACAGCATGCAGATATGTTAATAGGTATCAACAGGCCAGCTAAGCAGAAGATTAGGTACTATGGACCTGATAGATATATAATTGAGAATGATAGAACATTGGTTCTACATTTTCTTAAAGCAAGGAATGGTGATGCAAGAATGAGTTTCTTTAGAGCAAAGTTTGAGCAAATGCAAATAGAAGAAATGGCTACACCAGGACAACAAGAACGCAGATGATAAATACTAAAAATATAAATAATAAAGATATGGGATTAACACCCGCACAACGTAAAGAAAAAGTTGCAAAACTTAGAGAGGAGCATCAGGATTACTTTGATAGTAATAATAAACCTAATGCACTATATATTCCTAAGATGGCTTATAGACCATCTGGTAAGGATGATCTACATGTTAGCTTCTTCCCAAGTGAATTGGAGAAAGAGGATGACATATATACTGAGTTTGTAAGTATAGATTATAACTCAGAAGATCCAAAGAGAACTCTATATTTACATAAGTATAACCCACACTGGAAAGATGAATATGAAATGATAACATCTAGTTCAGGATTTCAAAGACACATAATACCTGTCAGTGAACTCAAGGTAATTAATGATGTAACTAGTAGAGGACCACAGAAAGAAGAGAAAGCAATATTAGATTTTGCAAATCCTAGTTTGCCTAACCCTGATGATGTAGTGGTAGACCCTTTAATAGAAAAGCTAGAAGAAATTAATCAAACATTAATAACATTAACTAAAGTAATAAATAAAATAGTAAAATAAATGGCACAAAGCGTATTAGTAATTGCAGATTCAGGTACAGGAAAGTCTACCTCAATCAGGACATTAGATCCCAAAGAGACTTTCATAATAAACATAGCAAATAAACCTCTACCTTTTAAAGGTTATAAGAGTAAGTATACTCAGATAAGCAAAGATAATCCTAAAGGTAATATAACATCAGCAGCCTCAGCAGCTGGTATTATTAAGGCTATAAAACATGTTGATGAGAAAATGCCACACATTAAAACTCTAGTAGTTGATGACTGGCAATATATGAGCTCCTTTGAATACTTTGATAGAGCTAATGAGAAAGGTTATGATAAGTTTACGCAAATAGCAGCCAACTTAGCAATGGTAGCTAAAATGCCTAAAGACTTAAGAGATAACCTTACTGTTATATTTCTGACACATTCAGAAGATTCTACAGATATAAATGGAAATAGAAAAATCAAAGCTAAAACTATTGGTAAAATGATAGATAATACATTAACTTTGGAAGGTCTGTTTTCAATTGTTCTATTTGGAAAAGTAAATAAAAATGATGATGGTGTACTTGAATATGGTTTTGAAACTCAAAACAATGGAGAGAACACATGTAAATCACCAATGGGTATGTTTGAGGATATATTTATCCCTAATGACCTTAAGTATGTAAAAGAGTGCATACAAAAATATGAAGAGTAATAATAAATTAATTAAAAAGAAAAATTATGTTAAGTACTAAAGACATGTCTGTTGGATCAGGCACAATCAAACCAGTAATTGGAACAGGTAATCACAAAGTTAAAATCAATTCAATTACTTTTGATCAAACGCCTTATGATGCAGACGCATTTAATATTATGTTACATGTAGAAAGTGAACCAGTATCTGGTGAATTTAATGGATTCTTAAAAGACATGAACAATCCTAATGGAGAACGTTATACTGGTCAGGTAGGTAGAGTTAGATTCTCTCCTTATCCTTATAAAGATGCTACATTAAATAATGGTAATGAAATCAAAAGAGATACTGAAGTTCTAAAAGCTATGGTATTTTTATCTGAGGTTGTAGGTAAAAGAAATGAGCTTGATGCAATAGAGGCTAATACAATTGAAGACTTTATGATTAAGGCCGCTAAAGTATGTTCAGAGACTGGTTACATTAATGCTTGCTTAGGTGCACGTGAATGGGAAAACAAAGAAGGTTATGTAAATAATGATTTGTTCTTACCAAAGATGAATAAAGAAGGTGTACCTTTAGAAGCTTTAGACACAGAGAACTCTAGAATACTAACGTTTGATAAAACAAACACGCAGCATTTTAGACCATTAATGAAGAAAGAGTCTGCAGCAACTACTAGCTTTGAGCCAGCTCAAGCAAAGGGAGATGACTTTGATTTATAGATAAGAGTAATGAGAGGGGTGTACATTGTACATCCCTTAATTTACATTAATAATAATTATATGATTAGCACTAAGAACTTAGTATTACAACCTGCTGATGTTCCAAGCTATTGGGTGTTTCAATATTATTTATCTCTACCAGAAACCTTAACAGGACAAGATCTAAAGATTAAGTCTATCTTTAATCCTAATGAGAATACACCTAGTTTTTGTATTTATGTTGACAAATCAATAATGCAATATAAATTTAAGGACTTCTCAACCGGTAAGAGTGGTAACAAGGTTGATCTAGTTAAGCATATGTTTAATATAGATTTTCCTAAAGCATCAATGAAAATAATAAATGACTACAATCAATATGTAAAGAGCTCAGATTATAAAACACAGACCTTCAAGCCTGTAGCTAAGTGGGAAGTTGACTTTATTAAAAATAGAGAATGGACAACTGATGACAGCGGGTTTTGGTTAGACTTTAATATAGGTAAAACTATGTTAGATAAGTTTAATGTTAGGCCAATTGAGTATTATAATTTAGTTAAAGAAGAGAACTTTAAAGTTAAGTCACTTAAGATAGAGGGTAAGTATATGTACGGATACTATGATAAGCATGGTAAGGCCTATAAATTATATCAACCTCATAGTAAACATAAGTTTCATAAGATTAATCCGCATCTACAAGGTTATGATCAGCTGAGATATGATAAACCATATTTAGTAATCTGCTCATCTCTTAAAGATGCAATGTGTTTAGCTAGCATTGGCTACAATATAGAGGTTATAGCCCCTGACTCAGAGAATACTATGATTAAACCACACGTAATAGAATATCTTAAGAAGAAGTATAAAAAAGTAATAACACTTTTTGACAATGATGATGCAGGTAAAGCTGCTATCATGAAGTATGGAGACATGTATAAACTAGATGGCCTAATATTTCCTACCGCCAAAGATATTTCTGATGGTATGAAAGAAAACGGTCTTGACTATGTACACTCTATTATACAACCAATACTAAAAAAAGTAATAAATAAATAATATGAGAAAAATAAGATGGTGGATACCAGGCAATGTACCTTCTAGTAAAAATGGGAGACGTTGGACAGGTAAATACTTTATTGCTAGCAAAGCTGTAATGAATTACAGAAAAGCTACTAAAGATATATATTTAGAATATGCAGAAGATTTTAAACAAGAATTAGAAAAGACAAAGTTACCAGTAAAAATATCTTTTCTATTTATCAGAGGCAGTCGTCACAAGTTTGACTATATAAATCCTGCACAGACAGTGCAAGATGATATGGTTAAATATGGATGGATTGAAGATGATAATGCAGAGTTTATAATTCCTGGCTTTGAACAATATACTTATGATAAAGATAACCCCGGTGTATGGATAGAACTAATTTTAGATGAAGAAGAAGATAACAGTTGAAGAATTTTTTAGAATAAAACAAATGCTTCAAGGTCTTCCTGATGATCGTGCTTTAGGATGTGTAATCTATAACAATTCAGATTATGCTGATAAAGACATATTAGATAAGTTAATGTGTAAAGCATTAATGTTTGATGCTAGAGTGAAGTTTTGTATAGCCATAAATTATGGTATTAAATTAGGATCACTAAAGCTATCAAGAATATATCAGAGTCTAGAAAGAAGAGATGCAGATAAAGTATATATAGATATATTAAGAAAAATAAAAGATTATGATTAACATACAAGAACAGGTTGCTAGAACAACCAAAACATTAATATTTGATGAGCCCTTTTACGGGCTCTTTTTAATTGGTATCAATAAGAGGTACAGTTTACAAATACCTACTGCAGGTGTAAGTAAACACGGTATTGGTATGCAATTGACTATAAACCCTGAGTTCTATACAGAGCTCAAAGAAGATCATAGATATGGTCTTATAAAACATGAGCTATTGCATATTGCATTTGGCCATTTAATTACTAGAGATCTTTATTCAGATAAGAAGTTATTTAATATAGCTGCAGATTTGGAGATTAACCAATACATATTGGAAAGTAAACTACCAGAGGGTGGTTTGTTGTTATCAAGTTTTCCTGAATTAAAACTTCCAAAGAAAGCGGGTACAGATAAATACTATGAGCTGTTAGAAAAAGCTCAAGAAGATGGTACATCTCCTACATTAGATTCATTGATGAGTAAAATGGATGGGACTACACCTCACTGTCACTCTACATGGGATGACTTTAATGATTTATCTGAAGCTGATAAAAAACTAGTTCAAAAACAAATTGAGCATCAGTTAAAAGAATCTGCAGAACAAACCGTAAAGAGACATGGTACTGTTCCAGGAGAGCTAGCTGATCTTATACGTAGACTTACACATATTGAACCTGCTAAATTTGATTGGAAAGGTTACTTAAGAAGATTTGTAGGTAACTCTAGTATAGTATATACTAAAAAGCTGAGACGTAAGTATAACAAACGTTATGCTGCTAATCCAGGCCTTAAGATTAAGTTTAAGAATCATATACTTGTTGGTGTAGATACTAGTGGTTCAGTTAATAATGAAGAGTTAACAGAATTCTTTAGTGAGTTGACACATATGCATAAGACAGGACACAAGATTACAGTAGCACAGTGTGATACAAGGCTGAGTAGTGTAAAAGAGTTTAGTCCTAATAGAGATTGGGAAATACATGGTCGTGGTGGGACAAGTTTCCAACCAGTTATTGACCACTATAATGAAAAGAAAGGGCAGTATACAGCTCTTATATATTTAACAGATGGTGAAGCATATGCACCTGAAGATTGTCCAAAGAATACCTTATGGTGTTTAAGTAGTATATCTCAGATGAATGATGAGTTACCAGGAAAAGTAATAAAATTTAATTAATAAAATAAAATGGCACAAGTAAATTTAAACGTAACAGAACTAAAAGGATTTGTAAATCACATAATAACTAACAATAGATTTCTACAAAAGGAAGGTAAAAATCCTGTATCAGTAGAGGTAGTAGGTGAATCAGGTATTGGTAAAACTTCAAGTATTGTAGAGCTAGCAACAGAGAATGATTTAAAATTTGTTAAGTTAAACTTGGCTCAGATAGAAGAGCTTGGTGATCTAGTTGGTTTTCCAGTACGTCAATTCCAAATGTATAAAGAAAAGATAGTAAAATCAAATAACAATAATATAAACATGGTAACTGCAACACAAAGAGCAGCGGGTGCCAGCTTAGCTAATCTAAACTCTCAAGTTACTAAAAAAGTAGGTATGTGGGTTGATGAGCTAGCAGTACAAGAGTATCTAAAGAATGGATACAAGATGACCGGTAAGAATAGAATGTCTTATTGTGCTCCTGAGTGGATTGCTGATGCAAAAGCTGGTGGTATCTTATTACTAGATGACTGGAACCGTGCAGATACAAGATTCATTCAAGCAGTTATGGAATTGATAGACCGTCAAACTTATATCTCATGGACACTACCAAAGGACTGGCATATTATATTGACAGCAAATCCAGATAATGGAGACTATATGGTTAATACTGTAGACAGTGCACAGAAGACTAGATATATTACTGCAAACCTAAAGTTTGATGTAAATGTATGGGCAAAGTGGGCAGAGGAAGCAGGTATTGACACAAGATGTATTAACTTCTTATTGCTTCATCCAGAGTTAGTAACACAAGAGACTAATGCAAGATCTATCACAACATTCTTTAATGCTATATCTAGCTTTGAAAGTTTTGAAGAAAACCTAAGCATCATTCAAATGATTGGTGAAGGTAGCGTTGGTGATGCATTTGCTTCTATGTTTACAACCTTTATTAATAACAAGCTTGATAAGCTGGTAACACCAAAAGATCTATTGACTCATGACAGTGAGCAATATATTCTTGGTGAGCTTAGAAGTTGCATTGGTAAGGATGATGACTATCGTGCAGATATTGCATCTACATTATCTACAAGACTTGCTAACTATGCAGTTGTATATTCAAAAGAAAATACAATAAATCAAAAGATTACTGATAGACTTATAGCTTTATGTACAAAAGATTACTTTACTAATGATCTTAAATACTTAATAGTTAGAACAATCTTCAGTGGTAATAAACAGAAGTTTAATAAGATGATGATGAATCCAGAAATAATTAAAATGACAATCAAATAAAATGGCAAACAAATCAGTATACCAGGTTTATGATGCTGATGCTTTGACACACTTTGACCTAACTAGTGATCCCAAATACGGGATCCTAGTTGGTAATGAGTTTGAAGAAGTATTATGTACTCAAGACCAAACAACATATGAGAAAATACACAGTATATTAACCGTCCCTACAGAGGACGCACAAACTTTTAGAAATAAAAAGAAAGCTTTTATATTACCTAAGTGTAAGGTGTCACAAGATAGATTAAAAGCAGCTCTTAGAGAGCACAGTATAACTGTAACTAATGATTATGAAAAAGCAGATTTAATTGTAGGCCATGATGCTATAGCTGATAGTTTACAAAACGGTAATAGTATTGGTTCTACACTTATGTTAACTAAGTTATGGAACTATGAACTCACTGGCGGATCAAGTCAGGTTACTAATGTATTAAATACACAGATACAAAATTTAACCTGTCACGTAATAGTTACAGATAAAATTCTTGAGAAAATTAGCTACTATAAATTAGATACAGATACTGAAAGTTTATATGATAGTTGGGTGATAACAGGTATGGCTATGAATATAGCTCACCTTATTGAAACAACTGATTTGAGTGTAATAGATACTGAAACTATCTTGCGTAGTTCAGCAAATATGATTACTTTAGATGAGCAATTATTAAAGGATCTTAAGTCTCAATTGAATACTCATCATTGGACAGATGATAAAGGTTTAGCAGCTAAAATTATACCTAGTATAGATTATAAAACTAACTATCATCTACTGTGGGAGCTGGCTACACAATGTGGAAATTTATTTCATGACTTTAATAGAGATAAAGACTTATGGTTTTGGATAGATGAATCTAAGTTACGTTTATTTAGCCGTAAGACTGCACAAGATATGATACTTTGGTTAGAAAAAAATGATCTCTTAAATAGAAAAAACTTTAAACATTTAGAACCTATAGTAAGACAAGAGATCATCATACATAACAGAGACCTTTATACATTTAAAGTGGCTGTAAAAAAAGAATACTTAAAATATTTATAAAATGAAAGAAAATCAAAACTATATAATTAATTTCAAAACAGATACAAAATACTGGTCTAGCGGACAACTACAAAAAGATGGTGTAGAATGTAGGGAAGATGGTATATTTTTATTAAACGGTTCAGGTTGGAACATATCACATGAAGACTTACAGTTTTTAGGTATAAATCCGTTACCAGATGATTTTGATATTACTGATAAAAAATTATACAGATATCCTAAATTAAATTTACCTAGACAAAAGGTAGATTTATTAAAAGATAAGTACAATGTTAAAGTAATAAGAGATGTAGAAAAATCTGATTTACAAATTGTATCCTTAAAGTTGTTTAATAAGATAGCACAAAGCACCTGGAATAAATCATTTAACAAAGCTAATTTTTATGAGATATGTAAAGAGTTAGTTAAAAGAGATCTTATATCTGATGATGCAAAGTTAAGCATTGGTGAGATATTGCAAAATTCACATTCAACTGCTGTATTTGATATTCGTGCTGCCAAAGATGATTGGAATTCAGTACAAGCAACTAAGGGTAAAACCTTAGAAGAAGTTGTACATGCAATGAAAAAAGAACTTGAAGGTAAATATCATAAGACTTATGTAATTAGAAAAGATAAAGACATTGATACATATAATGAACTTATAAAGGGTAAAATGGTTGTTCTTGATAGAGACATAGCTAAGATATGTTCTGCAGGTCTGGCTGTAATCACTAAAGATGATTACCCACAACTAAGAAAAATGATATTAAGTGGTGATATAGAAAATAGATCAATTGCTTTAGAAACTTTAGCCAATTGTAATATTGAAGCTTCTTTTGATGTAGTATCCTTATTGTTTTATTATTACTTTGAGTGGTGTAAGTCAACAAACAACTGGAATACTATTAATGTTAAAACCTTAAGGAATAGACTAAGTAATATGTCAACCTATGGAAATGATAATAATGCTGGTTATCATACTCAAATTATTAAATATTTATATGATGAGGGTTACTTAACTGAATTTGCAATAGAGACTATAAAGAAACATGTCTTTGATAAAGTTTTATCAGGAGCAGGTTTAAATAAAGATCATTCAGCATTTGAGATATCTATTGAAGATATAAAAATTACAACTCCATTTAAGGAATCAATAATAAAAGAAATATGTTTATAACAAATACAGAAAAGGAAGAGCAGTTCTATGCAAATAAAGATTTTTGCTTTAGCTACTCTTCCTTAAATAAATTATTATTTTCACCATCTTTATTCTATAAAGATTATATATTATTTGACCGTGAGGTTAGAACAGATAAACATCTGATTGAAGGAAAGCTTATACACTGCCTGCTATTTGAAGCAGAGAACGTTGATGAAAAGTTCAGCGTTGTTCCAGGTAAGAGCCCAAGTGATAACATTAGAAAAGTATTAAAAGACATGTCTCTACATACTGATGCAGAAACACTAGCAAGTTGTGAAGACTTTGTAATTCTAGATTCACTTAAGAATCTAAACCTATATCAGTCTTTAAAAGCTGATGAGTCAAGACTTTCTAAGATTAGAACTACAGATAATGAACCGTACTGGAAATTCTTAGGTAATAGTAATGTAGATGTTGTTGACCAGGATACTTTATCAAGATGTAAAGAAAGAGTAGAAGTACTGAAGCAGAATAAAGATGTAATGTCTTTATTTAGTGAAGTAAAAACAGACTTTGATTTAGATCCTATTGAAACATTTAGTGAGAAGTATCTAAAGTCTGAGTTAATTGGTTGTGATTTTGGCCTGCACGGATATATAGATTATTATTCAGTAGATACAGATAAAAAAGAAGTTATTATATGTGATCTTAAAACAACAGGGAAGACTGTTTCTGAGTTTAAAGATACTGTAGACTTTTATAATTATTGGCTTCAAGCAGCTATTTACATGAAGCTTGTGTATGATACTTTAGGTGATGATAAGGAACAATATAATATAGATTTTAAGTTTATTGTAATAGATAAATATGATCAAGTTTATGTATTTGACGTATCAAATAACACAGTAAATGACTGGGCGGATGGTCTTGGAGGTGCAATAAACACTGCAAAATTCCATTATAACAGTAGAAATTACTCATTACCTATTGAATTCTTAACAAATAAGATTAAATTATAGTATGGGCCATGTATACACAGAATATTTTCAGAAGAGTAAGGTCTTCCTATATCCTCTGCTAGCTTTAGGTAGAGGTATAAAGTATGTACCTAGGGAAACCTATTGTGCTTGGGAAGATGTATACTCTACTGATGATATGATGTTATTATGTGTATATAAATGTAAACTTACAACTGATTTTAAAAAGTTTGCTAATAGACACCTAATAGCACACCCATTGTTTAGGGACCATATATCATTAGATGAAAACAGACAAATGTTTATATTCAACTTTGATAAATATTCTCATGACTATAAAAATTTTATAAAAGGTAAGTATTCTCAATACTCAATCAACGCAAAGATATCAATACTTGAATTCTTTGAAACAGCTGATGAAGAGCAAATACAATATATACAAGGTTTTCTGCAGCCAGATGAAGTTCATGAAGCATATGCTAAAGATTTAAATGTAAACATTAAACTACTAGAAGATGTTTATGAAGTCTGTTCTGCACCAAACATGGAAAAAGAAATATTAATTGATAATAATGTTATTTTGACTCAATTATTAAAAGAAAGTTCCATATATTTGACATCTAAATAATATATAATATGGCACAAATAGGACAAAATATGATGTTAGTAAATTCTACATTTAGAAATGCTAAATCATTCACATTAATCCCAGTGAGTATAGACTCACCGTATACAGAAGCTATGTTTGACCCTGCGTCAGGCATTTTAGCAGTCATCAGTAAAGTAATGAAGCAATCATATCATATGGTTCCAAAGCTAGATGATGATGGACAACCTCAAAGGCTTAAGAAACCTAATCCGCAAACAGGAAAAACACATAAAGAAGAGAGAAGACTAGTTGATACATTCTCTGAGTTTTATTTAAGTGATAGAGCAGATATTGAAACATTTATTCATATGTTTGCTGTCAATGCAGAAAACTTTTCAATTGAAGAGTTCTTTGTAGACTTAAAGAAAACTGAACCTTCTAAGATTATATTACCTGGTCAATAGTGTTGAGTGAGTAATATCCTTATTGACTAAAAAAAGAAAAGCTCATTGATTTGGGCTTTTTTTGGCTCTATTAAATAAAAATGCAATATGAAAGAATATAATACATACATCATGCAGGTAGGAGAAGGCATGGGAGGACCTCTTAAAGGGCCTGAAAAGAAAAAATATAAAAGAATAGATAAGAGGACCAAGAAATATGGTAATCCTAGGAAACATGACGGAGTTATGGGAAAATATAAATCAAAACATACATGAAAAATCATTGGGTAATGGATTATGAAACTTTGTTTGATTGTTTCACTGCTGTATTTGAAGATTACAAGACTAATAAAACAGAAGTGTTTGTAATATGCAAGCTAAGAAATGATCTACCAGAGTTTATAAAATTTTTAGAACAGAACATACAGAATAAAGAATGGCATATATCATACAATGGTTTAGGATTTGATGCTCAAGTTACACACTACATCTTAGATAACTACCAAGGGTGGGAAAACATAGATGGTAATGATGTTGCTTATACTATATATAAATACGCACAAAGAACAATTGAGAAGAGTAATAATAGAGATTTCAGTGATTATCCACAATGGAAAATGGTAATAGGTCAAATAGATCTATTTAAGTTACACCATTGGGATAACCCGGCTAAACGTTCAAGTCTTAAATGGATACAGTATAGCATGGACTGGGAGAATATCCTAGATATGCCTATACATCATACATCTAAGATAGATACACAAGAAGATCTAGACACTATTCTAGAGTATTGTATTAATGATGTAAGATCTACTAAAGAAATATTTAATAGGTCTACTGATTTAATAAGACTAAGGAAAGAACTAACTAATACTTATGGTATTAACATGTTCAGTGCATCAGAACCAAGAATTAGTAAGGAAGTCTTTGGTTATTTCTTAACACGCATGCTTAATATACCTAAGAGAGATCTTAGAAATATGAAGACTTATCGTGATACAATAAAAGTAAAGGATATAATATTATCTTACATCTCTTTTACATCTCCTGAGTTTAATATGTTACTTGATAGGTTTAAATCTATTGAAATAAAAGGAGATAAACTTAAAGGTAGTTTTAAGTATAGTGTAAACTATAAAAATGTTAAAACACATTTTGGTTTAGGCGGTGTACATGGAGCTGCTAGCAAAGGAGTTTATGAATCTTCAGATGATATGGTTATAATGTCTTCTGACGTAACAAGTTTTTATCCTAACCTAGCAATTAAGAACCAATTTGCTCCTGCACACTTTCCAAAGAAAGAGTTTTGTGATCAATATGAGTGGTTCTTTACTGAGAGAAAGAAGATACCTAAGAGCAATCCTATGAACTATGTATATAAGATTATACTTAATTCAACCTTTGGTCTTAGTAATGATGAAAAGAGTTTCTTTTATGATCCTGAATTATGTTTACGTATTACAATCAATGGCCAGTTAACTCTAATGATGCTTTATGAGCAGATTATGGAGAGAATACCTGGTGCTGTTGCTTTATTACAGAACACAGATGGCGTAGAGACCTTAATACCAAGGGAATATATAGATGACTACATGGGTATTTGTAAAGAATGGGAAGAAAAAACAAATCTTAATCTAGAACATGATGAGTATCAGAAGCTAGTATTAGCTGATGTCAACAATTATATAGGTGTGAATAACTTTATAGACGTTGATATCACTAAATGGAGAGAAGTTAAACAAAGTCAACCTCATTATCTATTTAAGGTAGAGAATGACAAGTTTAGCTTTGCTCCTGTTAAATTAAAGGGACGTTTTGACTTTCATAATTTACAATTGCATAAGAATAAGTCCAAATTAGTTATACCAAAAGCTATATATCAATACTTTGTTAACAATGTATTACCTGAAGACTATCTAGAAGAAAACAAAAACATTCTAGATTACTGCATAGGTGGTAAATCTAAAGGTGATTGGGAGCAAGTAGCTAGATATATAAAGGACGGTGCATTTACTGAAGATAAATTACAAAAGATAAATAGATACTTTATCTCTAATGATGGTGTAAAGATTATCAAAGTAAATAAGAAGGACAACAGAGAGATACAACTGGAGTCTGGCAGATGGGTTCAAACTATCTTTAATGTATTAAAGGTAGAGCCTAAATGGGAAAACTATAACATTAATAAAGCATACTATATGCAAGCAATAGAGACTGAGATCAATAGTATCTTGACAGTCTCAACTAATCAATTAAAATTATTTTAAATGACTTATAAACCACTACCAGAAGGGACTACTATTAAACAGTCCCTTCTCCATGGTCTAGGATTATTCTCTACTAAATCAATTAGTAAAGATACAGTCTTAGGCATTTCACATATTTCAGATAAACGTTTTGAGAATGGATATATTAGAACACCTCTTGGAGGATTTATAAACCACAGTGATACACCAAATCTAGAAAAAATTGGTGCAGCTGAATCAAGAGATATAGAAGTAGGTATTAATTATGTAAAGACAATAAGAGACATAGAAGCGGATGAAGAGCTCACATTAAATTATAATTTATATGAAGTTACATCAAGCAAAGAAAGGCAGTAAAGTAAAAATACAACAAACAAAACACTATCTAGGTAATCGTATACCTATCATAGATGAACAAGAAGTGTTAACTTATCTAGAAGATGATGGAATATATTGTATATGTTCTGATGATGAGGGAAACAAAACACATCATCCATCTTGGTTAGATATTATTTTAATAGAAGAACCAAATGATTAAAGTCCAAAAGACTAAGACTTTAGTAACTAAACCAAATAACAATAGTGCAAACTGTATAGCACCAAATTTAATCTACGGATGTTTTGGTGGCTGTGTAAGCACATATTGTTATATGGCTAGGTATAATGGTAAAAGAGTCTTTGTAAATAAAAATGTTGATGAAATATTTCAGTCTGTAGTTGATTGGGAAAAAGATTATTTAAAACAACCTGATCAACAAGACCCTATATATACCATGGTAGATGTAGCATGCAATTCAGATTTAGTTCTAATGCAGAAACATATGCCAGAATCATTAAATGATTATCTTAAGCGCTATGATGATCATCCACAACTTAATAGTACTATGGCTACTAAGTATCCTGGATTATTAAAGCTAGATGTAAATCACTTTAACAAACCACCAAGGGTCCGTGTTAGTCTTATGCCTCAGAAGTATTCAAATATACTAGAACCTAAGATGCAAAAGATAGATAGTCGTATACAAGATGTTAACAGATTAAAGAATTTAGGTTGGGAAGTACATCTAAACTACAGTCCTTTAGTATTCTATCCAGGATGGAAAGAGGAGTATAATGACTTATTCTCTGAAGTAAACGCATATGCAGGTATAAACAAGTGTGAGGTAATAGCTTTAACTAATCATAAAAACCAAATGAGCAAGGCTACACCAGAAGCAAGAGAGTTGATGAGGCGTTCTTATGAAGTTAAGAATAAATCTGGTGTAATGAGATATCCTTTAGAACATAAGGGTAGATTATTAGAAGAGTTTAAGAAAATATACTCTAAATATTTTCCTTTAGAAACAATAAGATATATATTTTAATTTGCTGAGTCAGATTAATTTAGTATATTTACACTTTAAAAGTTTAAAATAATTATGGGATACAAAAAACCAAAAGAAACAACAAGATGGCATTTAGAAAATGCACCCTTACCTAACCACGGTGAGTCATATACAGTTATATCACATGGAGAAGTGATAGAAAATACATATAAATTATTATCAGACAGTGGATTTATGGTCTCCAGAGAGATGTATAGATCCAGTAAGAACGCTAACATAGCTCAAGGAGTATATCATATATACCCAACTCATCCAACAGATGGAGACATTATAATGGAAAAAGAACTTGGGATGATGTTTGCTTGGACTAATTCATATGATAAAACAAAAAGCTTTGCTTCAGCAATTGGGGCCTATGTTGCAGTGTGTAACAATGGTATGATAGCTGGTGACATGATGAACTATAAAAGAAAACATAGATGGTCAGCTTCACATGATATACATGTTCATATGAGTGATCAGATGAAGTCAGCAGAGAAGTACTACAAAAGATTAATAAAAGATAAAGAGGCGCTAAAGAATGTTATAGTAACATCAAAAGAAGCAGCTGAACTAGCTGGCCGTTTATTTATTGAAGAAGGATTACTTGATTCACAACAGTTATCTTGTGTTAAGCAAGAACTAATCAAACCTTCTTATAACTATTCAGTAGGTAAAGAGTCAGGGTGGGCCTTCTATAATCATATAACACATGCATTAAAGAAAGCACATCCACGGGACTGGGTCAATGATCAGCAGAACTTTCATGACTTTATAACTGTTGAGTTATTAGGATCATCTGCAACTAAACCTATGTTTGAAAAGCCTGCAGAGTATGTAGATATGGGTCAACTTAGTATTGATGTTGATTTAGTAGAGCAAGATAAGTTTACATTTGATATATCATAAAGTATGCTAGAGGACATGTTATTATTTTTTTTATTTCTATTCCTCTTATGGTTTGCTTTGACTGATCAAATGGACAAATAGAGAGAAACCAATCAGGGTCTGAGTTTTTGCATTCTTGGGCCCTGCTCTCTCATATAAAACAAGTTATTACGGGGAGGGCATAAAGGCATAAGCCAACAATAAGTTAATACTCTTGCCCTCCTTTGTAATATTTAAAACAAATTAATACCTGTAAAGATTTAGTAAAACATGAAAA